AGGAACTATTCAGGTAATTTGTAACTGCATGGTTTTAACTGAAGGATTTGACTGCCCCCCTGCTGAAGTGTGTGTACTTGCCAGACCTACAAAGTCTTTAGGTATGTATCTTCAAATGGTTGGCAGGGTTTTACGACCTCACCCGGGAAAAGAAACCGCAACTATTATCGACCACGCTGGTGCTGTGTACATGCATGGCTTTGTCGAGGACGAGATAGAGTGGAAGCTAGACCCGAAGAAACCAATATCAATTAAAGAAAGGAAAAGAGAAAGGGATAAGGAAGAATCGCTAATTGTATGTGATGGGTGCTTTACGGCATACTCTGGATCAAACATATGTCCCAAGTGTGGGCATGTAACAGAGAAGAAGTCTCAATATGTAGCGGTACTTGATGCTGAACTTGGTCTTGTTGACAAAGCTAAGAGGGCGGTTAGTAAGAAGCTTTCCTATGCTCCTGAGTTTAGGGCAGAGTTTTACTCTATGCTACTGGGTTATTGTGCTCTGAAGAGTTACAACACAGGATGGGCATTTCATACATATAAGAACAGGTTTAAGTTAACGCCTAATTACGGGGACGTTGAGCCAACCAAGCCAAGTAAAGAGTGTATGAACTATATAAAATATTTACAAATAAGAAAAGCAAAAAGCAATAACAATAAAAAGGAGGTGTGAATGAGTAACCATTTAGATGTTACTGGTAAGTGGTACGGAGTGTTGACCGCACTTGGTATCGACAGGGAGTTTCTTCAAAACAGACACGGGCCTTGTCCTATCTGTCAAGAAGGTACTGATAGATTTAGGTTTGATGATAAGGATGGTAGGGGTACATACTATTGCAACCACTGTGGTGCTGGCGATGGCTTTGAACTTTTACAAAAGGTAAAGGGATGGACGTTTGTAGATTGTCTAGATGCTATTAGACCTATCATAGACCATACGACAATACAATATAGCAAGCCAAAGAAAGACCCAACCATTGCGCTTAAGAAGGTGGCTCGTATGAGTACGCCTGTTAACTTTAACGGTGGCGTTGCTGACTACTTAAGGGGTCGTGGTATTGAAAGCTACCCAGACTCATTAAAGGAGGCTCAGTTATACACATGGGAAGAGGGTGTTAAGCTTGGACCGTTCCCTTCTATGCTTGGATTGATTCAAGATGCTAAGGGTGCTGGTGTATCGTATCACATAACATACACAAACAAAGGTCAGAAACTTAAGGGTATGACATCAAGAAAGATTATGCCACCTAAAGGCACCATTACTGGTGCTTCAATTAGACTTCATGACCATGAAGGACATATATGTTTAGCTGAAGGTATCGAAACTGCACTAGCTGCAAGTAAAGTATCAGAGCTACCCGCCTTTAGTGTTATGAATGCACACTGTATGGCAACCTTCGAGCCACCAGAAGACGTAAAAGCTGTAGATATTTATGCAGATAACGATGCGTCTTTCGTTGGGCAGAAGTCTGCTTATCAGCTGGCTGAGAGGCTTGCTGCTAAAGATATAAAAGTAAACATACTTATCCCTCCAGTAATTGGAGAAGATTGGCTGGACTACCTAAACAACTTAAACTAGGAATCAATATGAAAATAATTAAAGATAAGGACTTACCTCAAGGATCTCAAGAGTGGCTCAATGTTCGTGAGCTATATGGTATGGCTTCAGAAGTTGGAGCATTACTTGGAGTATCTAAATGGGAACCGAAGACACCGCTTGCACTATACAAGGTAAAGACTGGTGAGACGGTTATTCAAACAAACTTTGCTATGAATCATGGCAACAAGTATGAAGATGAAGCAAGACAAATGTTTGAAGACAGTATGGGATCTAGACAATGGCCCCCTGTTGTTGGACTTAACGACGACTTACAAATAGGCGCATCACTTGACGGATGGAGAGAGAAAGACAACTCAATTCTTGAAATCAAATGTCCTCTTAAAGGTATTAACTCTGAGTTATGGAAAGAGTTAGTGTCTACTGATAGGATACCTGAGCAATACTGGTTGCAATGCCAACAGCAAATGCTAGTGATGGGATCGAATAAGCTTTACTTCTGGGTATATGATGTGAACAACACCTCTGGATTGGTAAAAATTATTGAACCAAACCAAAAGGCTCAAGACAATATCAAGTATGCTTGGGCTAAGTACTGGGGGCAGCAACCACCACTTGCAACAACATCAGATGTTGTAGAAAATCCTGACGCTGTATGGGCAGACACTGCTAGAGAGTGGAAGGGAGTATCAGTTGCACTAGCCGAGCTAAAGAAGCAAGAGGCTGCACTTAAAGAGTCTTTGATTGAAATGTCCGGAGGCCAGTCAATGACAGCTGGAGGAGTTCAAATGAAAGTTTCAAAAGTTAAGGGGCGTGTCAACTACAAGCTGGTTCCTGAACTAAAGGGTGTAGATCTTGAAGAGTATAGAGACATGCCTTCGACAAGGCACTACTTCAAGGTAACTGAGGAGAAACAACATGCCTAGCCCGGGTTATAGTTTAATCTTTCCTGTAATCCCTGTCCCCGCTTCGCGACCTCGTGTCACGCAGTGGGGTACATACTACGGAAAGAAATATAAGAACTTTAAACAAGAGATGGCAGAGATTATACCGACTTACCACGCTACTAAAGTACTTGAGGGGCTCATATCTGCCGATATGACGTTCTTTATTCCTATCCCTAAGTCATGGTCGAAAAAAAAGAAACTAGCCAAGACAGGGAAGTACTGTGATAATAACGCTGACTTGGATAATTATGAGAAGGCAATACTAGACTCTCTTAACGGTAATTACTTTATAGATGATAGGCAAATTGTCGAACAATCATCAAGAAAGATTTATGCAGAGCAAGGGTCTATACATATAACCATAAAGGAGATTGGAGATGTACCTAGATGAATCACACCTGTACTTTTTACTTTGGATTCCAGTTGCCTATGGAATCTATAGGGCGTTTAAGAAACACGGGGAAGAACAATACAGTGAGGGTATAGCTGATGCTATATGTATGCACCATGCTGGCACACTTAAATATGATATCATAGTCAATGAAGATGGCGAAGAAGACATAGAAATAAAAATAAACGGAGGAAAATAATGACTAGAGATGTAGATGATTTAATTGACTACTGGTTTGACGATAGAGGTATCTCTAAGAACGGCAAGCCAATGGGACAAGCCATCAAAACACTAGAAGAAACAACAGAGCTACTTGATGCACTTAATAAAGATGATAAGGTAGAAGTAATGGACGCCATTGGTGATATTTATGTAACACTTAGGGGTGTTTGCAGAACATATGGAGTTAATATGGATATGTGTATTGAACAAGCATACAATGAGATTAAAGATAGAACAGGCCACCTTGGAGAGGACGGCGTGTTTGTTAAGGATTAAACATGGACGACACCACAAACCCTAAGCACTACAAAGAGCATCCATCCGGAATAGAATGTATAACCCTTACAGAGCACATGGGATTTTGCCTTGGTAACGCGCTTAAATATATATGGCGAGTTGACTTAAAGCATAACGATGGAGGAATCGAGGATCTAAGGAAGGCCAGATGGTACATTGAAAAAGAAATAGAGAAAAGGATGAACAAAAATGAAAGCAAAGTATCTAGGAATAACGATAGACAGAGAGAAGAGCCGGAGTATGACGCCGCAAGCGATAGATTTATTGAAAGGCTATTACCTGAGGGGCACTGAGAAAGATCCACAAGAGGCATATGCACGGGCTAGTGTTGCTTACTGTGGTGGTGATATGGAATTAGCCCAGAGGATTTATGATGGTGTTAGCAATGGTCACTTCATGTTTAGCAGTCCTATTCTTAGTAATGCCCCTCATCCAGAGGAGGCCGCTAAAGGGCTACCGATTAGTTGTTTCTTATCATATATCCCTGACACTCTCTCTGGTCTCATTAGCCATCAGTCTGAACTGGCTTGGCTTAGTGTAAAAGGCGGAGGAGTTGGAGGTCATTGGTCAGATGTTCGTGCAGTAAGTGACAAAGCACCATCACCAATACCATTTATTAAAGTAGCAGACTCAGCAATGACTGCTTACAAACAAGGACAAACAAGGAAAGGAAGTTATGCAGCGTATTTGGATGTTAGTCACCCAGACATTATTGAGTTTCTCAATATACGGGTACCTACGGGAGGCGACAGCAACCGCAAGTGCTTTAATCTTAACAATGCTGTCAACATTACTAATGATTTTATGGATTCCGTTGTTGCTGGTGGTAGCTGGGATCTTCGGGATCCTCATGATGATAGCGTTAGGGATACAATCTCTGCTAGGGATCTCTGGGAAAGGATACTCGAAGTTCGTTATCGCACTGGAGAGCCTTATCTTAATTTCATTGACGAGGCTAATAAGCATCTACCGAAAGCTCTTAAAGACAAAGGTTTAAAGATCCGTGGAAGTAACTTATGTAATGAGATACACTTACCAACTGATGAGAACCGCACGGCTGTATGCTGCCTCTCGTCACTTAACTTGGAGACGTATGATGAGTGGAAAGACACGACAATGGTGGCCGACCTTATTACTATGCTGGATAATGTTCTCACTAGCTTCATTGATAGTGCCCCTAGGGAGTTAGCTAACGCTACTCACTCGGCATATCAGGAGCGTAGCCTAGGGTTAGGTGCAATGGGTTTCCATTCGTACCTACAATCAAAGAATATCCCTTGGGAATCTGCAATGGCTGTTGGTCAAAACAGAATGATGTTCGAGAACATTAAGGCTCAAGCATTGGTAGCAACGGAAGAGCTGGCAAAGACACGAGGAGAATATCCTGATGGTGAAGGAACTGGTAGACGCAACTCCCACCTGATGGCTGTCGCACCCAATGCTAATTCTGGAATGATCTTAGGTACGTCTGCTTCTATTGAGCCTATCAAGTCGAACGCTTACACGCATAAGACTAGAGTTGGCTCTCACTTCATCAAGAACAAACACCTTGAAAGTGTATTGGAAGAGCACAGGTTGAGATTAGGTAAGGATAAAAGCTGGATGGATCGTGAGTGGAGAAACATTGGACACCATGAAGGATCTGTTCAACAACTTGATTACCTGTCTGAGTGGGAAAGGGATGTCTTCAAGACTGCCTTTGAACTTGACCAGAGCTGGGTA